GCTCCACCACCCCCAGCAGAAGCGCCGGCACCACCGCCGCCTCCAGCAACTACCAAATAATCTATTTTATTGTTTCCTACAGAATTACCTGCACAAGTAACTGTAAAAGTTCCAGGATTTAAAAAAGTATGAATTTTATAATCTCCTACGGTTGCTACACAAGGACTTGTCGCCACTACCCACGCAGGTACTACACCTGTTTGAGATGTTTGAGTTTCTTGAACGTTAATCCATCCTTCATTAGCATCAACATAAACAAATGTTGCTGATTGACCATCAACGTCTAATATTGCATCATCTGCAATACCGCCAATTTTTTCTGAACCGTTTGGATTAATTGTTAATGCATTTGTTCCAAAAGTTCTTGTGTAATCTGAAAATGAAACTATTGCACCAGCAGTCCCTGCAGGTAAGTTAGCAGTCACGGCTCCACTTGATGTGTCTACAAAATATCCTTCACCACTCACTGCTGTAAATGTAGAAGTTTTAGGAGTTGTTACCCAATCAACGGTCCCTGTTCTACCAAAACCTGTCTGTGTTGCACCTGATGCTAAAGCAACGGTACCACTACAACGACCCAATGTAACTGTAGATCCATCTACAACAATTGTATTACCAGCTCCTGATCCTACTGTTGTTGTTGAACTACATTTTTTGATGATGCTTGAATCATCTGAAACTTTATTTATATTATCTACTTTAATTTTACTTGTCATAATTATTGAAATTTGTACCTTATTATTACTATACCAGATCCACCGTTTGCTCCACAATAACCTCCAGGATTAGTTCCGGGTCCACCACCTCCACCACCACCAGTGTTATCAGTTCCAGCAGTTGCTGCAGTAGAACCCATACCTCCTGCACCACCTCCACCAGTTCCACCAGGTTGAACTTTAGGTGCATTGTTACCACCACCTCCACCTCCTCCAGCTCTTGCTGTTGGAGTTCCATTAATTGAACTTGTTGCACCAGCACCACCAGTTCCAGTATCGGCTGAAGCATTTGCAATTGAACCCGCTGCTGTAGCTCCACCTCCGCTACTAGCATAATAATAATTTGAACCTGCTGCAGTAGGACTGTTTGTAGCTCCTGCTGGATTTCCTTGAGGAGGAGAAACTGGAGGTGTATTTCCAGCACCTCCTTGAGTACAAGCCGCAAGATTTACTGCTACTACTCCTCCACCTGAACCACCAGCTAATCCTAAATGATTTCCTGGAGGACTAGGGTGAGAACCACCTCCACCTCCACCTGCAGATGTTACAGTTGAAAAAGTTGAAACCCCACCACTTGTAGCAGGTGCTCCTGAAGAAGTTCTTGCTGCTCCTGCACCACCTACTGTAATTGGATAAGCTTGGTCACTGGCTGTGATTGTAGTAGAACCATCCAAAGGACTGGCTGTATAAGTATCTACTGGACCTTTGAATTCTCTGTATCCACCAGCTCCTCCTCCACCAGCTCTTTCATAACCTCCACCACCTCCACCACCTACTACTACATAAGAAACTTGGTTATTGGATGTTGAATTGGATTTACAAGTTACTGTAAAAGTGCCTGGTCCTGTAAATGTATGAATTTTAAAATCTCCAGAGGTTGTTATTGTACCTCCTGTTGCAGCCATAAAAGTTTGTGTTAAATCTGAATCTGATCCATCTGCAAAAACTTGCCAACCTTCTGTGCCATCAACATAAACAAAAGTTGCTCCTGCATTATTTAATTCTAAAGAAAAATCAGAAGCTGCACCTCTGATATTTGAACTATTTCTACCAACAGTACAAGCATTTGTACCAAAAGTTCCTGTATAATCTTTTACAGACATTATATCTCCAGCGCTTGGTGAAGCTGGAAGATTAACTGTTATTGCTCCTGATGTTGTATTTATAAAATACCCGTTACCACTAACACCTGTGAACCCTGCTGTTTTTGCAGTAGTGTCCCAGTTTACAGAACCTTCTCTACCAAAACCTGTTTGCGATGCACCCGTACCTAAAGCTACTGTGTCTCCTGAACCCCCTAAAGTTAAGGTAGTTCCGCATTGTGGTTCAACTGTATTTACTTCTATTTTACTCATTATACTATTACCAACGTTCCTGTTACGGTAACCGTTGCTGGAATAGAAATTGGACCTGCAAGAACACCGTTCTCGACAGTTTGCGTTCCATCAATTGTTGCCGCTTGATTATTTATAAATTCATTTGGAGAAGTCTGCCCTCCAATATATTGGATTCCATTTATTACTGCCGTCATAATTACTCCTACGTACTTATTTGACTAATGTAAGAAGTCACAATATCACAGCTAGAAGCTGTATTTGATTCGGCCTTCAATACATCGCCAAGTTTTAAAACAATTTTCGCTCCACCTTGGATTAATTCGATTGCAGAATTTGGTGGGATAACAACATCTTTTGCAAGATATTTGTTTCCACTATTGACAATGTAAACATCAACTTCAATTGTAGAAGTTAAAATATTACATAATCTAATTCCTATGACCGCATCATAATCCGCTCCAGTTACAAGAGTTACTGCTCCTGTTCCTACTGCTGATTGTAAATTGTTTCTAAAATTTTGTGCCATATTTTTTTCCTATTTATAATGCAACCGCCATTGCTAATGCAAAGCCAGCTGACGCTGCTCCAACTGGAGTTCCAGTTGAATCTAAGTACACTGCCTTTCCTGCAGGTAATGTACAAAAAACATCCTTAGTACCAGCAGATAAAGTTATAGCAGAAGTATTTCCATCAGAATTATCAAGAACTGTTGTTCTTTCTAAAGTTGTTGCTCCCGAAAGAGTTCCTAAACCAACTTCCCATTCTGCTGTTCCTTGATTATGAATAGCGTAATAAGTAGTATTGGGAGTTCCAATACCAGTATTAAAAGTTATAGTTCCTTCACCACTAGGTACACCCGCAAGTGTTATATCTCCAGTACCAGTAGTTGTACTATTTTCTTTTACTCTATCATTTATAACCAATGCCATTTTTTATCTCCTATAATTACGATTGGATACTTAACAATGCATCTGCACCAGAAGGCGCTCCAGAAGTCGGAGAAGGGAAAGTCACTGTGAACGTTCCATTAGAACAAGATTTTGTTCCACCGAAATCTAGGATAACAACCAATTTATTTGTTGCTGATGAATTGTAAATAGCTCCATACGCTGCACTAAAAGTTGCTGGTGTTGGGCTTCCCCAAACACTATCAGTAAAGTCAACTGTTGCATAGTTTGCAACATTTGAAACTGCATTACCAGTTAGTGTGTTTCCTCCAGCTGAATACTCTGTCCCTGTTGTTTCGCCTGTAACATTATAAACTGTACTAGCGGTTGTATAAGGACTCGTTGCATAAAGTGCTAACTTAAATGTATTCGATGCGAAATTGTGAGTTGCACTCAACAATTCTACAGGGAATGCATAAGGTACTACGTTTGCCATATTTTATCTCCTATTTATTTCCATAACTTGATGGTGGTTTTACGTTGAGTTGAGCACGAACTTCACCATCTTGATATTCGTCTCTGCGTCTTTGACCGATTTGCTCGATCGCATACGATTCTAGAGCTTCGTTAAAAGCTTGAGTGTAGTATTGTAGCATATCCTGCGGACCTTTCAAGTACCCATATGCATTTACTAAAGATCCATATAAAAGTACATCGGCATATTTATTTGACAAATATGTCCCGGCAGTATCTGTAATAATACTCGTTGCTTCTTTATCATAACAAAGCGTAATTGCGTAAGTTTTATCAGGAGTTGGGGCTACCACCCAGTAAGTTTCGTCCCAATTTGCATAATATTTAGGGATATCAACAGCTGAAGTTCCTGGTGTAGAATAGTATTCGGCCATAAAACTTGTATCTCTTTGTTCTAAAAAATATTGATTTCCTGCCGCATCTTCTAATTGAGCATATCTGATCGCTCTCATATCACCTGGAATAGTTACATATCTATTTCCAATGACTAAGTTAGAAGTTGCATAGTAAACATTTTGATCTGTATCGATTGATCTTAAAATTTTATTCTCTGCGTTTTGAATGATTCTAGATAAAACAGCATCTGAAAGTACATTACTTCCAACTTCTGTATAGTTTCTAATATCGTCTCTTAAATTTGTTAAACTGTATGCCATTAGCCGTTAACCACCTTTAATGTTACTGGACCCGCTGAACAATTAGATCCGCCTCCTGATGCATCTCCATCTGTAGCAGTTGAGGCACTTGTTATATAAAAATAATTTTCTGGAGAAGTTAAAGTTCCAGGAGCTGTAGTTACATTTCCTAGTGAATCTATTTTACCTAAAGCAATTGTAAATCCATTTGCATTATTTAAATCACTTACATTATCAAAAGTTGGAATCGTTGCATATTGTTGAAGATTATTTGCGTCTGCCCCAGCAGTGCCTGCAGTAGTAACTTGAACAGGGCCTCTGAATCTTACAATAGAGCCTGCTGCTCTTTGATGATCTAATGAATAAACATTTACATAAGTTGTTCCACCATATTTCACACTTGTAAATGGATTAGCATTTAATAAAATTAAACTTGCTGTTGAAGCTGGTTGTGGTCTTGGATTCCATAAAGCTTGTGGATCCGATCCAGCTGGTTTTGGATTCAACTGTGGTTGCTTAGGTTCATATTCTGAAGTGTGAACTAACATTCCATTCCATTCTCTTACCATTTCTGTGTAAGGAAATTTTAATCCCGATCTATCAGAAATCGCCCAAGATCTTTTACCTGATGCATATCCGCCCATTATACTCCATCTCCATAAAATGTTTGTGGTGAAATGAAAGTAGATGTACCTTGGTTGTCAGCATCTAATGCTCTAAGTAATTCACTTTCATATCTTCTTTCCAATTCTTGACTCATATCTGGTGAAAATTTTAAACTTAAATAATAAGCTAATCCAGACATCATACAAGGATAGAATCTATTAACAACATCGGAAGTATAATTGTAAGCTCCGACATCTTGAATTTTTGCTAAATAGTAAAAACAAAACTGAAAACTACTAGGTGTTGTTGTGCTTGATGTACTCGCACTTGGTGTTGTATATAAAAACACACTGGGATTTAATTTTCTTTCTACATAATATTGTGAAGGAGTTCCCTTCGCTAATTTATTTGGTGTCTGTGAATATTGGGATCTATCAATTTTTGTAAGTGCTATATCTTCAGGAGCTGTAGTGGTAGAATTATCTCTATAAAAAGCTTCTAAGACTTCACTAATATCATTTGGAAAATTAGCTGAATCGGATGCATAACTATATTCTGCTTGGCCCTCTACTAAAGGAACTTTAGCTAATTTTACTTTCCATAAATGAACGCCTCTATTACCCCATTCTTGAAACATTATATTTAAAGATCGTCTTGCTGATCTTAACATATAACCAGTTTGAGTTCCCTTTACACCTGTTCTTTCAAATGCTTCTTGGATAACATCATCTATTTGTGGATTGAAATCTGTAGTTTCAGAAGTTGGTGGAATAGTTTGTGCACTATTACCCATTCCAGAAGTACCAACGGCACCTCCATCATAATAAAATAAAAGAGGAGCGCCAACAGTTCTAACTGGAGCAACTACAATTGTAGTTTTTCCATCAGTTCCTGGAGTTCCACTTTCTGTAACGCCGGTAGTATATTTGACTCCACCTGAAGTGAAGGTTCCATTAGTAGTACTTGAAAAAGCTATTAAGTAACCTGTGCACGTAGAATCAGCTTGATCAAAGACATAAGTATTTCCTTCTTGCAAATGCAAGACAGGACTTACCTCGCCATTAATATAAAACTTTGGATTACTGGCGCTAAAGGCATTCGTGCCACTTGCGACAGTGACTGTGTAAGTGATAGTCGCCATTGGTTACCCTTATGTATATAATAGTGTTACGCCTGGAGTAGCTGTTAAATCAACATATACTCCTTCTTCAAATAAAATTCCTGAACCAGGTACATAAACAGATAAACCATCTACATCAAATAAGTATGTAGCGATAACTGTTCCACCTGATCCACCACTTTTTAAAATTACTGAACCATTTGCTACACCAGCTGCTTGAATATAAGTTACTCTAGCTCTTTGTGTAGTAGGTACTACTTGTGCATCACCCGCTGTATGGGCTACCTGTTGGTCACTTGTAAAAGATCCGCCGCCTGCCATAATTTGTTCTCCTTGTTAATTTAGTGCTCCCGAAGGAGCACTATTAATTAGTTATGTATTACGCCCAAACACCTTGGATGTTCATCACAGTCCAAGCTGTTCCACCAGCATTACCAGAAACAGTTACAAAGTCACCTACTTTAGAAGTAGATTTAGTGTTTGTTAAAGTAAGCTGATTCACCACGCCTTTGTAGATGATGTACTCAGCGCCAC